CTTTAGCTGCTGCTATACAATCAGAACTTATATCACAGCAAAGGCCGGGAGGTTTATTAAGTTAATGGCTACTTTCCCAGACATAGAACCTAGTTTTAGCGTTAAAAAAGATCAAGCACCATTAAGCAAAATAGTTCGTTTTGCTGATGGATATGAACATCGCTTGATATTTGGCATACCAAATCATCAAAATCCAAGACAGTATAGTTTACGTTGGGAAAACATTACTGAAGAACAAGCCGATACTATTGATTATTTTTTACAGGAACGTGCTTTTGATAAAGCAAGTTTTGATTATGCACCGCCAAGAGAAGCTTTTACAAAGACAGGAACTTATGCACAAAGTAGTACAACAATAACTATCACAATTACAAACCATAGATTATTTGCAGGCGATTCTATTGTTATAGATTTCACCTCTGGTTCTTCTACTGATGGTACATATATAGTTTCTTCTGTTACTAATGCGAATGTTTTTGTTGTAACAGCAGCCAGTGGCGCAACTACAAGCGGTAACGTATCAATTACTAAAACAGGAACGAGTAAGTTTGTATGCGAAAAATGGACAAAAACTATTGATTTACCTACCCTTGCAAATATTGATGCAACATTTAGAGAAGTGTTTGAGCCAGCATGAGTACTGATCCTGTTTTTAGTGATATACAAAAAGTAAATCCGTCAGCAATCATTGAATTGTTTACGTTAACGCTAGATAATGCTTTGCATGGGGCAACTACTGTATATAGATTTCATGCTGGTACAAACTTAGATGCAAATGGAAAAATTGTATGGGCTGGTAATGAGTATTTAAGATTTCCTGTACAGGCAACAGGTTTTGCTTATCAACGTGGACAATTACCTCGCCCTACATTAACTGTGAGCAATATGGGTTCTCCTTCTATTTCAGCAATATTGTTAACTGTAAATCAAACTACTGCTGGTAATGATTTAACAGGTGCAAAAGTTGTGAGAATAAGAACTATGGCAAGATTTTTAGATGCAGCTAATTTTTCTGGAGCAACAAATCCTTTTGGTACTCCTGATTCTACGGCAGAGTTTCCACAAGAAATATATTATATAGATCGTAAAAAAGCAGAAAATAGGGAAGTTGTCTCATGGGAACTTGCAGCAGTTTTTGATTTAGCTGGAATAAGATCTCCAAAACGTCAATGCACCAGATCTTTATTCCCTTCTATTGGTACATTTAATCAATGAATTGGAAAGATGCTGCATTGGTTCATGCGAAAGACCAAGATCCTAAAGAAGCTGTTGGCCTTTTGCTAAATGTAAAAGGCAAAGAAAGATATTTCCCTTGTCAGAATTTAGCGATAACAAATCATCAAGAATTTATTTTAAATCCAGAAGATTATGTAAAAGCAGATAATTTAGGAGAAATAATTGGTATTTTTCATAGTCACCCGATTACACCTCCAACACCAAGTCAAGCTGATCGGATAAGTTGTGAGCATAGTAATTTGCCTTGGTATATTGTTAATCCAAAAACAGAACAATGGGCTGAATTAAAACCAGAAGGATATGAACCAGAACTATGTGGTAGGCCTTGGGTGTGGGGTGTAACTGATTGTTGGTCTTTAGTTCGTGATTGGTATAAACAAGAAAAAAATATAGACCTTATAGATTACAAAAGATCTATAACACCACAAGAATTTTTAGAGAATCCATTATTTGAAAAATATGCAAAAAATACAGGTTTTAGAGAACTTGGTAATGAAGAACCACCAGAAGTAGGAGATGTATTATTAATGTCTATAATGCACCCAACTTTAAATCATGTAGCTATTTTTCTTGGCGATATGGTTTTACATCATTTAGCCGATAGACTATCTTGTAAAGAGCCATATTCAGAATGGCTACTAAAATGTACTGGAAAGAGGTATCGTTATGCTTCGGAAAGTTAAAATGTATGGAGAACTTGCAGAGTTTGTAGGTTATAAAGAATTAGAAGCTGTTGTAAAAAATCCAGCAGAGGCAATAAGATTTCTTGTAACTAACTTTCCAAAATTAGAAGCATATATGTCAGATAAATATTATCAAGTATTAGTAGGCAATGAAGACATAGAAAAAAAAGACTTGCACAATCCTATAGGTCAAGATGATATACATATTGTTCCTGTTATTACTGGTGCTGGTGGTAACAGTCCGTTTGGAAGAATTTTACTTGGAGCAGCATTAATAGGAGGTGCATTTCTATTTTCACCACTAACATTTGCTAATTTTAGTACAACTGCTATGGGATTTGGTTCTGCTGCTGGTATTGCTAAAGGTGTTGCATTTATTGGTGGTGCGTTAGTTTTAAATGGTGTTTCTGAAATGCTATTCCCTATGCCAAAACCAGAGATGCCAGAGGATGATCCTAGAATATCATTTAGCTTTTCTGGGGTGCAAAATACTAGCCGGGCCGGAACAGCCCATCCGATTGTATATGGAGAGGTCGTAACTGGATCTGTCGTAATCTCGGCTGGTATTGATACAAATCAGGTGCAAGCATGACAGATAAAATTATTAAAGGTTCTGGTGGCGGTAGTCCTCCACCTCCCCCTACTCCATATCGTGCGCCTGACACATTAAATAGTAGACAGTTTGCAACGATACAAGATCTTATATCTGAAGGAGAAATAGAAGGTTTTGCAACAGCATCAAAAGAAGGTAGAACAAAAGGAACAACTGCATATAATAATGCAGCATTAAAAGATGTATTTTTAAACGAAACTCCAATACTAAAATCTACAGCTAATTCAGCTAGTCCAGCCGATGCAGATTTTAATTTTCAAAGCGTTGGTTTTACTCCTAGATTTGGAACAGCAAACCAAACATCAATACCCGGCATAGTAAGTAGCGAATCAACAACAGCCGTTGGAGTTACAGTCTCTTCGTCATCTGCTGTCACTAGACAGATTACAAATACAAATGTTGACGCTATAAAAGTAACTATTACTTTTCCTCAATTACAAGAAGCTAAAGACAATGGTGATTTAGTAGGATCTTCTGTCTCTTTAAAAATACAAGTTCAATATAATAGTGGTGGTTATTCTGATGTTGTATCTGACACTATTACAGGTAGAACTGCTGATGCTTATCAAAAAGAATATAGAGTAAATGTTACAGGAGCATTTCCAGTTGATATAAGAGTTGTAAGAGTTACAGCAGACAGTACATCATCAAGTTTAATTAATGCTTTTACTTGGACAAGTTTTGGCGAGATCATAGATGATGCACAAACTTATCCAAACAGTGCATATACAAGTTTGAGGATAGATTCTGAACAGTTTAGTTCCATACCAAAACGTGCATTTCGTATTCGTGGAATAAAAGTAAGAATACCGGGTGCTGGTGCTAGTGGTTCTGGAACTCCAAGTATTGATAATGCAACTGGTAGAATTGTATATCCAGCGAACTATATATTTAATGGAACTATGGGCGCAGCCGTATGGTGTAGTTGCCCTGCAATGATATTGCTAGATTTACTTACTACTGAAAGATATGGATTTGGTACGCATATAACAGATGCAAACTTAGATTTATTTAGTTTTGTAGCAGCTAGTAAATATGCAAACGAATTAGTAAGTGACGGACAAGGAGGCCAAGAAGCAAGATTTAGTTGCAATGTAAATATTCAGTCATCCAAAGAAGCATTTGATTTAATAAAAGACTTGGCAACTGTTATGAGGTGTATTGCTATTTGGTCTGCTGGCTCTATAACAATTACACAAGACAGGCCGACAGATTCTAGTTATTTATTTAGCTTGGCAAATATCACATCAGAAGGATTTAATTACACAGGTTCTAGTCTTAAGCAAAGACATTCTGTTGTAAGTGTGAGTTATTTTAATATGGATAGCAGAGAAATGGATTTTGAAATTGTAGAAGATACAGCCTTACAATCTAAAATTGGAATAGTAAAAAAAGATGTAAAAGCATTTGCCTGTACAAGTCGTGGTCAAGCGCAGCGTTTAGGTAAAGCAATAATCTTTAGCGAAAATCAAGAGTCTGAGGTGGTGAACTTTTCTACTTCTATGGATGCTGGAGCTATAGTCAGACCGGGTTCGGTTATAACTATAAATGATCCTGTTCGTGGAGGTGCAAGGCGGTCAGGAAGAGTTGCTGCTGCATCAACAACACAAATAACTGTAGATGATGGACAGGGTTTAGATACTTTCGGTGGTAGTAATCAAAAAATAAGCGTAATAATGCCAGATGGCTCTGTAGAGACAAAATCAATTACAGGTATATCAGGACTTGTAGTGACTCTTAGTTCCGCATTATCTTCCACACCAAATGTAAACACAATTTGGTTGTTAGAAAGTGACACTTTAGTTGGACAAACTTTTAGGGTCATAAGTGTTGAAGAACAAGATGGAATTAATTATTCAATATCAGCTTTGACTTATGTAGCTGGTAAATATGCAAATATCGAACAAGGAATAAGTCTGCCAGCAAGAAATATATCATTATTAAATGAACCCAAAAGCCCTCCAAGTAACTTATCAGC